TTCCTCTTTCACGGAGGCCGGCCGTGACTGAGGACGAGCGCATGCGCCTGGAGAACGCCGCGGCGCTGCCGTGGAATGAGCCGATGTTCAACATTTGTCCGGGGCGATACTTTGACCGGATGTGTTTCATTACGCTCCCGCCGGCGGTCGTACCGCCCTTCGGCGGCGATGTGGCGTCGTTGGTGTGGCGGTATGAGATCAACCCGCAGGAATGGTTTATGATATTTCGCCTCCGGTATAACGGCGGCTTCAATAGTGATCCATTCGGTCCACTCGACCGCAAAAGCTGGTACGCGGTGCGGGATCAATTCACGGAGGACAGCCGGCGCCGGCTGAACCAGGTGGCCGATTGGCTGGGGCTGCTGGGCCGGGCATTCGTCGGTGCGCCACTCGATCGCGAATACCTGATCATCGAGGGCGACAAGCAAAAGTTTTTCGACGTGGCCCTGCGGGAAAAGAAATCCTGGATGCACGTCAAAATCGTCCGCGTGCCAGACAAAACCGATCAACCCAACCCATGATTCCACCCGCTGCCTCCCGCCCCTTTGAGCCGAATTTCTGCCCCAATTGCGGCTGCAACATCCACAACATCGCCGTGGCGCTCCAATACGGTGCGCTGCGTGCCTCGCCCTCGGCGCTCGTCCATCCAAACGGCAACAACGGTCAAACGCCGTTGCTTACGGTGCCCAAGGAAAAGGTCAAACGGTCGCCCTGGACCGAGGAGGAACGGGCGGAGTGCATCCGGCTGTACGAGGCCGGCGAAAAACCGCGGCAGATCGCCCTGAAAATTGGCCGGACGCGCTCCGCGACTGCCGCGTGCATTTATACGCGCAAATCGAGACGGCGCAATGCCCGCAAAACCACGACGCCATGAGTACGACAAACTCAGTCCAGCGGATTCTCCACGCCAAGCCGCGGCGGGTGGATTTCGTCAGCCTGGTCTCGGATCACGAATGCGCGTTGCTGGCGGCAATGGGCATGTCGACCTACTATATTCAGTCGATCACCGGCCTGTCGGCGTCGCAGATCACCTATCGGATCGGGAAAGCGGGGTTGACGCGGGCGAACGGAGCGAGCCGGCAGGATTTTCGCAACGGCACGAGCCCCTTTGCCGCATCGGCGATCTATGCCGCGCGCGCGATCGTCGACCATGATCTGGTCAAATATCTGAAGACGCATGCGCTGTGAACCTGTCGAAAACCAAGTCTCTGCCAGTCCGGCGCGTGATGTGCGCCACCTGTCCGTTTCGGCCCGGCAGTCCGAACACGTACTTGGCGGGCACTCTCGCCGAATCAGCGGTCACGGAAGCCTCGCGGATCTGCCATTCCAGCGGATCGAATAACGCGTTTCACCACCGCACCGGCAAGCCGTCGGTGCTGTGCCGCGGGGCGCGCGACGTGCAACTGAACCTGTTTTTCGCGCTCGGTTTTTTGGCGGCGCCGACCGATGCCGCCTGGGCCGCGCAGCGGCGGAAACTCCCCGTCGAGGCCGACTGATTTTGCGACGCTTGCTTCGCGGTCACTTTCAAAATCCAAACCTGACGCGCGCCATGCCCCCACCGCTCACGCTTTATGTCGTTTATGCCGCCCCGGCGGATTTTCCGCTGCATTACATCGTGCGGAAATTTGAAGGGGATCGGCCGACGCCGGAGCACTGGATCGCGGGATCGCTGCATGCGGTGCGCGACCGCTTGCCGCCGGGCCTGTCCCGCCTGTGCCGCGATCCGCATGACGACCCGAACATTGTCGAGGTGTGGTTATGAGCCCCGTGGCCGCGGCGCACGCTTACGTTGACCGCTACATGGTCGCCGTCGTCCGCACCACGACGCGCCTGGGCAACCCGCCGACCTGTCACCGCGGCTGTTTCCACTGCTGCAAGGAGCCGGTCATGGCAGAGCGGAGTGAAGCCGTCGGCCTGGTCGATACCCTGACCGATCCGGCCGCCCGCGCTGAAGTCACGGCCCGGACCGCGGCATGGTGGGAAATGTTTTGGGGCGCCCAACTGGACGAGGCGCCCGTGAGCTGGGAACAGGATGGCACGGAGCTGGCCCGCTATCGCGCGCAAAAAATCTGGTGTCCGTTTCTGCACGGCACGGAATGCCGCGCCTATGCCGTCCGCCCGATCTCCTGCCGCGTGCATCTCGCGATCAGGCACCCGTCGCGGTGTGCCGACGATGCCGCGCGCACCCATCAAAAGTTCGTCCTGACCGCGCAGGAACCGGAAATCATGGTGCGTGCGGCCAGCCTGATGACCGGCGACGCGCCCGGCCTGCTCCAGTTCGATCACCTGGGCGTCTGGCTCGCGCATGTGCTCCTCGGCAAAACCGAGCGGAGCCAGGCCGCGGTCGATCTGTCCATCACCGGCCCGGAACCGGCCGCCCCCGTTTCCAGCGAAAAATGATCCCAATGTATCAAACACTCGGATATGGCTGGCGGCGAATCAGGTCGCGCTTCCTCCCTCTTACCCCCCACGACTTGGAAAAACTAGGAAACAAAATCATGGCAACCCAGGCAGAACTCGCGGGCATTCTCCGCGGCATCACAGCGCAGCTCGAAAAATCGAATACCGAAATCAAAGGCGTGCAAACGTCGGTCGACACCCTCAACGCCAAAATCGCCGAATTGGAAGCGGCGATCGAGGCCGGTGGCGAATCAACCGAAGAACTCACGGACGCCGTGGAGGCGGTGAAGGTCGCGGCCCAAACGGTGGATGACGCCATTCCCGATCCGGTCGTCATTCCCGAAGTCCCGCCGCAAGTGGGACTGTAACCCACACACGCGACTGAGCAACCTGCGTCAGTGGCGGCTCACCTTTTATGAACTCCGACACGCCGCGGCCATCTCCGCCCGCTCCGATGACTGGATTGATTGATTTTCCTGTCCCGCTTCCGAGCGGCATTGTCGCTTATTACCGCCTTCCGTCATCCGTGTCGGATGCCGATTTCAGCTTTTACACCACACTTCTTGCCGCGCTGAAGCCCGGTATAGTGAAAGCGCCACAGGCTCGCTCGTATCCAGCAAAGGCGATCTGGAATAATAAAAACAACGATCAACCGGTAGTTGTGACCGGAGAAAAAGGGACGCAGGACGGCGTTCTCTTCCTTAGCATCGAAGGGTCGGAAGCTGGGGTGCCCGCTTCTCAAGTTCGATTCCAATGAATCATTGGCCCCGATAAAACCGGGCTTTTTTGTGCCCGGATTCAAACTAGGACACTACCGAATTTTTTCTGCTTTCGCCGGACCGGACGCGGATCGGTGTTCGTTTCTATTCACGGGCGAAAGCTCGTGTTGAAAAAAGACGACGAAAAGGCCGATCCTTCACCGGGTCGGCCTTTTCGTTTTGGGCATAAAAAAACCGGCCCGCGAACGGACCGGCTCCAGTCTCAACACCTCTGATTTGTTCAGCGAGGCGAGGTTAAAGGAACTGCGTCTATTGCGGCGGTGGCCGCGTTCATTTTTCGTGCGATCCGCAGGCAGTGAGGGCAAAAATCCTCGTCGGTTTCTCCCTCGAAATTCCAAAACTTTACGCGGCTTCCGCAAAGTGACGAAACGTTCTGCCCGACCACCGGGAACAGGTGAACCGGGCCGCGTCGTATGCCAGACCCACGGGCATCGGCCCACCCCTGGACATAATATGGCTTAGCTGTGTCGGCTGCGCTCATGATTGGTTCACAGCGGCGCGGGCGAACCAGATTGGTTTACGGCCGGGCGGCTTGCAGGATGTGGCCGACTCCAAGTTCGGCGAAGCTGAAAGAGAAGCGGCCGGCGCTTTCCGCTAAAAACGTCGTCGTCCCGTCGAGGAGCCGCTGCACTTCCGCGGTGCTGGTCGCTTCCGGGATGCCGGTGACTTCATAAGTGTAAAGTCCGTCGCGGATTGCTCCGAGCGGGGCGTTGGGGTGCTGCCCGGAGACGCGCCCCGAGCCAGTCGATTTGAATTTCATGGTTTTCATTTTTTGTGCAGAAAAAATTCAGGCGCTCGCAAACATCGGCAAATCGTCGCCGCGGGCGCGCTTTTCAAATTCGGCCACCCTTAACGCGTCCTGCTTTTCGTACTCCGCCGCACGCCGGGCGCAAGCCACTTCCCGCCGCGCCAGCTCATCCCGCGCGAGATCCGCGTGGATTGAGCCGAGTTCCCCCTGAATCTCCGGCACGCGCTGCAAAAGCCGCTCGATCTCCGGCATCGACCGCCGGAACGCCGTGGCCACCGCGGCCGGCAGCCCGTAGGCCCCCGCCGTGTCGTCGCAGGAGCCCGCCACCGTCGTGCCCGGACGCCAGAGCCCCGCCCGGCAGAATTGCGCCTCCACGGTCCGGGAACCGGGCATGCAACGCGAGTCCACCACCACCAGCCGCCAGACCGCGCCGGCGATCGTCCGCGGGTCGGAAATATAATGCGCGGCGATCATGGTGCGTCCGCGAAGATTTCCGCGTCGTGTTGCGCGTCCTTGGCCGTCCGGGCATAGCCGCCGCCCAATAGCAGCGTGTCTTGGTCCACGGCCCAAGCGCCCGCGCCCAGCACCGTGAAGACTTCCCACTGCCAGCACGTCCGGCCGGCTTCGTCGATAATTTTAGTATAGATGATGCTTTTCATGGTGATTCGGTTTGCAGCTTCATTGCCGCTTGGTGCCGCCGGTCGAACCGGCAGCACGGGGCGAAAATCAGGCTCCAATTTCCTCCAGCGTTTTCGGCTCCCAGTGGAAATCCAACTCCGCGCCACAGCTCAGGATCTCCGGCAAACTGATGTAGCCCAGCTCCCCGCCCTGCCCGAGATTTGCCAGCCCGAACGCCTGCGACTGAAAATCCTCGGGGGCGTCGTCCGGGTCGCCGCGGTCCTTCTCGGTCAGATAAAAATCACACCCGCCCGTGAAGTAGTGCAGGAACACCACCGCGGCCGATCCCTTCCCGTCCTGCCCGTAGGTCTCGGGCATCACGAGCACCGTCGCCGCCAGCGCGCAAATCTTCGACTGATACCACGCCCCTTCCTCGCCGCGCAGCAGTTGCCGCACGGCCGCGAGCTGCCCGGGACCGATGAAACCACGCAGCGCGATCAGCGCCGCGGCCGGCGTGGGAGAGAATCCGAGGGGCGCGATCATTTCGCCTCCCCGGCCGGCGCCGCCAGCGCCGTGCGCAATTCGTCGCATTTCCCCGCAAAGTCCCGGGCCGACGAGTAGCGCGCAAAGTGCCGCCCGTCCAAAGCGATGAAGCCCGCGTAAATTGCCCCGCGGTCCGTGTGCGTGAACGGTTCCGACACGAGAAAACCACCGCGCACGCCGTAAATCGGGGGCAGCACGTTCAGGGCTTGCTCGGCAAATTCGGCCGTGACTTCCCGCCACTGGTTCAGGCCGGCCCGCAGGTCGGCTTTCATTTCGTCATAGGCCCACGCGTTTGCGGCCGGAATTATCTTTGTATTCATTTTGTGGATGGGTTGAGGGTTCAGTTTTGCGGGTAATTCCCGCGCACGTTGATTTCGTTGCCCGTCGTGGGGATTACCAAAAAAACCGCGGCAGCTTCGAGCCACGGCTCGGGGATTTCGCAGGCCGCAAATAATGTCTCTCCGCATTTGCAGGCCGAGATTCCGCAGGCCGCTCGCTCCAGTTTTTTCACCTGCGAGCAAGTCAGTTCGACCCGTTCTCCGGCTGCTCCCTTAAGAAGCAGCGTGCGGGAGGTGTAGCCGTGGAATCCGTTATGGTTGATCGTGATTTTCATTATCGTTTCTCCAGTTTCGTCTGTTGATTGAGTTTCTTTGCCGGGTCGCCTTCGCCCCGTGCGCTTTATATCGAACCAAACGGCTTGGAACTCAAGACATATCGGAGGATCACCTAAAATCAGTTTCCTAAATTCTGTAAGTCACGATTAGCGCTTAGAACTTTACGTAAGTTTTTTCCAGTTTCTCCCCGGACCACTTGGACCAAAGTGGACCAAATCATGGACCACGGTCCAAAATCACAACCAGCCGAAAAATGGACCACTTGACCAGACCAATCCCCCTAAAGGGGGATGTGGTCCATCTGGTCCGCGTGGTCCATTTTCTTCGGCATGCAGAGGTTTCAGCCGTTTTAGACCACTTAACAACCTGGTTCAACAGCCGCAAGCCATCTGCAACAGAGACCACCCGAAAAACGGGTCAAACCGGGGACTGATTCTGTGACGCTTGCGATTGGGTCTGGCATCCTTTGCCGTCCGCCGAAGTGAATAAAACCCGGCACATCAATTCAGGTCGCGCCTTTTCCCGCGCCGAAACGCTGCGCGCTCGCACGCTCTACTTGGTAAGGGGGTTCATGCCCACTGAGATAGCAAAGGCCCTCAAAAAAACACCGCTCCAAATCACTCAACTTTCCAACCGCCACGGCTGGCCGGCCAAGCGCCGCGAGATGGAGGATCAGGCCGAGCGGGACGGTGTAGAAGCCGGGCTCGATTCAGCTAAGGAATTCGTTGCAAATGTGGATCTTAGGTCAGGTGAACTCGCCGAAAAAGGGTTCAACATGGCCACGAAAACCTCCGTTCCGAAGGATTTCGCCGACGCGATGCGGGGAACGAAGATTGCCGTGGATCTGAAAAGACAAGCCCTGGGTCTAGACCTGCAAACCGATGCGGTAAATATCTCCCTAACAGCGATTTTTGCACGACCGCTCGAAGCGCCAGCGCCGCGGGTCGTCGTGCCCGTGATCGAGCTGGATTTTGATGATGGATTGTCAGCCGAGTTGTCAGTTGCTCCGCAAGTCGCTGCATCTGCGAGCGTAAGGGATGGGAAGGGACTCGAACAGTAAGTTCGTGCGCCCCCCAATCCCCTGCCAAAATCCACTGACTATCCCCGATGATCGCCAACCCATCAGCCATTCGCATCGAGTCAGGAGCATCGCGCTGGCTGCGTGCGTCGATGCGCTGGGCTGCGTCGAGTATGCATCCAAAGAATACATACACCCCCCGCCGGCCACTCCCACCCCCCGGAAGTCAGGCACCCGTCAAAATCTATGTCACCCTTTCCACGCCGTTCGCCCGGTAATACTCCGCTGAATACGGACGACCGCCCTTCCAGTAATATGCTACTGGATACACCGGACGGCGCCGGCGATGAGCTGGTGTCGGCGGGGGAGTATGTCGACGCCGATCCGTCGCGGTGGCCGGCGTTGGCGGCGCTGTTAACGTGGCTGGGCGGAATCCCGGCCGGGTGGCGGCAGATCGCGCTGCGGGTGGCGGTGGACCAGGCGCGGAAGGGGTCGCCATGAAGCCGGTGGATCTGCGGGTGGCGGCGGTGGTGGACGGCTTGCAGTGTGCGCATCTGGTGGGGCTGATGCGGTTTGACGTGCCGCGGGAGGAGCGGGCGTTTGTGCTGGGGTTCCGGCAGGGGGTGGAATGGGGGCGGCAGCCGGCGACCTGCCGGGAGCTGGCGCGGGCGTTGCGGGATGTGTTGACGACATACCGGACGGATGCGGTGGAGGTGTTGGTGACGGTGGAGCGGCAGGAGGCGTGGCGGGCGGCGCTGGCGCGGTTTGACCGGGAGAATCCGGGAGGGGCTTTATGATGGTGCGGACCTTGATCCCGCTGGCGGAGCACAATGCGGCGCATGCGGCGGCGTACCGGTGGGTGACGAAGTATCCGCGGCCGAACGGGCTGGCCTGTCCGGTGTGCGGGCAGGAGCTGAGCGACGAGACGGCGGCGGTGCTGCTCTCTGATCCGCCGCACAAGCAGGTGGTGTGCGGACACTGCGGGTTTCACGGGACGCGGGTGGCCGGATGAATCCGTTTACGCGGTACGGGCGGAAATGGCCGGGGGAGACGCGGGAGCTGGCGATCGAGCTGTGGGCCTACCAGACGGGGCTGACGGTGGACGAGGGGGGGCTGGGGCCGGAGGCGCATTTCCGGCGGGCGTTCAAGCTGGCGTGGCCGAAATTCATCTGGCACGAGTGGATGGAGATGCTGATGACGGCGTTTTGTAATGAGAAAATCATTACAGTGATCGGACATGCGCGGGCGACGAAGACGTATGGGGTGGCGCATCTGCTGTACCTGGACTATTGCGCGGCGCCGCTGGCGACGTGGACCTCGCTGACGACGGTGACGTTCGACGGGCTGAAGGGGCGGATGTGGTCGGATTTGATGGCGGCGGTGGAGAGCGCGACGTTTGGCAACCCGTTCAAGATTTCGAGCACGTCGAACGAGATGAAACTGCGGCTGGTGGCCCCGGGGCACCGGGCGGAGGAGAAATACATGATCGAGGGATTTGCGACCTCGAAACAGCGGGACGCGGCCGGGCGGATTCAGGGCAAGCATGCGGCGCGGCGGCGGCTGGGATTGGACGAGGCGCAGGAATTGCCGGACGTGATTTTTCAGGCGGAGGTGAACGCGGGAACGGCGCCGGACTTCAAGAGCATCCGGCTGGCGAACCCGGTGGACAAGGAGACGGTGTTCGGGCGGGAGTGCTGCGAGCCGGCCGGCGGCTGGGGGACGGTGCATGACTCGGATCTGTGGTGGCGGACGAAGGCGGGGCGGATCGTGCTGCACTTCGACGGGCTGCAATGCTTCAACGCGAAACTGTATATCCGGCTGGGGCGGGGGGCGATCACGCGGGCGGACTATGAGGCGAAGAAACTCCCGTTCATGCTGACGCAGGAGTATATCGAGGAGGTGCGGTTGCAGCACACCGAGGAGTCGCTGGAGTGGTGGATGTATATTCGCGGGTTCTTCCCGCCGGACGGGATCGTGTCGCGGGTCTTTCCCTCGCTGCTGCTGGAGCGGATGCAGGCGGACGTGACGTTCGATTTTCCCCCGGTGGGGTTCGCGGTCCTCGACCCGGCCTATGAGCATGACAACTGCGTGCTGCACTTCGGGGTGTACGGGACGGTGCGCGACGGGCTGGTGTCGTTTACGATGACGGCGACGGTGGTGGTCCCGGTGAAGGTGTCGGGGACCGATCAGACGAAGGACGAACAGATCGCGGAGTTTGTGCAGGCGGCGTGCGAGGCGCGCGGGATCAAGGCGGAAAACTATATTCAGGACATGACGGGCAACGGGCGGTCGGTCTGGTCGCACCTGTCGAAGAATTGGGGGCGGGCGGTGCAGGGGGTGGAGTTTGGGGGCAAGCCGACTGACCGGCCGCTGATTTACGGGGAGGCGGCGAAGTGCGACGAACGCTTCCGCTACTTCGTCGACGAACTGCATTTCCGGGCGGCGGCCTGGGCGGCGTCGGGCCGGGCGGGCGGCCTCGGGCGGCTGGCAAAGGAAACGATCGAGGACCTGGCGGCGCGGCGGTATACGGTCGTCGACCAGAAACAGCGGGTCGAATCGAAGGCGGAGATTAAAAAGCGGCTGGGGCGGTCGCCGGATTATGGGGACGCGTATATTCTGGCGGGGGAACTGATGGCGCGGAAGGGGCACATGCCGGGGAAAACGACGGACGTGCCGCGGGCCGGGGGGATCTGGGCGGCGGCGAAGATTGCATCCGTGGACGCTTGCGCGCGGTACGGGGAGGAAGCTGAGTTCTCCTACTTTTAGGCTTTCGCTGTCATGCCGTCCTCCTCCGTCACGTTTGATCCCATCACCGCCGCGTACACCGGCCGCGGGCTCGTGCTGACCAATCTGATCGTGCCGCGCCCGCTCGGGACCGCGGCGGACGGGTTGAAATTTTCCTGCGCGGAAGGCGTTATTATTCGGGGGGAGTGCCGGGTGCCGGGCGGGACGGAAAATGCCTGCGACGTGAACAACGGTTCGAGCGTGGCGGTGTTCGGCACGCTGGCGCTGTGGGGCGGCGGCCAGGCGGGGCTGGTCGTCAAGGGCGGCTCACGCTTTCGCACGGAGATCGACGGCAGCGTGATCCTGATTCCCGTGGCGTCGTCGAAAACGGATGTGCTGGTCGATGACTGGTCGGATCAATCGTCGCGACCCTCGTTTGTGTCCGGGACCTTTCGCCGCCCGGACGGCCAACCGGTCAGGGTGGTGTGGGGCCGCTGGCACCGGCCGAAGATTTCCGGGCCGTCGGTCGTGAACTGGCGCTGGGTGATTGCGCTCCATTTTTATAATCCGCTGAAGGGTTTCGTGCGGTGGGTGCTGCGCATTCCGCGGGGCACGAAGGGGCCGGCGTGGTTGTGACCTCATGGCGCGACTGAAGGACACGCGGACAGCGCCGCCGGGAGGCTGGCGGTACGTGCAGCCGGAAACCGGGTGCCGGATCGAATCGCTGTCGTTTGTCGAACTGGTCGAACGCGTCGCGCAACACCGGGCCTTCACCGGGACCGAGCCGAAGGAAAGCAATTTGATCGCGCTCGATGTTGAGCGGCAGCTTTGTTCGCGGCTGGAAGCGCGGTTCTGCACGGCGGAACCGGGCGAACATTACGTCCCGATTGTGGATCTGCCGTCGTCGCTCACGAGCAAGCGCGTGCTGGCCGGGACGGCGGCCTTGCTGGAATTTCTGCGGAGCGGGGGCGAAACCGTCGCGAAACCGGTGGCGGAAGCGCGGGCGAAAATCTGCCGCGGCTGTCCGTATAACCGCGTCGCGGAAGGTTGCGGGGTCTGCACCTCGCTCTATGCGATGATCGGCAAACTCGTCCCGCGGACGCGGCAGGAGCCAGGCTTGCTGGCCTGCGGGATCTGCGGCTGTGCCCTGACCGCGAAAGTTTTGATGCCGGAAAACGTGCTGCGCGCGAGTAACCACGATCTGACGTATCCAGCCTATTGCTGGCAACCCCCGCCCCGCCATGACGCCGAAACCTGACGACTTGCAACAACCGCGGGTGAAAGATGCCGCCAGCGCCCGCCAGATTTATTCGACGTATCTGGACAGCAACCGCAAGCGGGCGGCGACCTATGCGCAGACCCGCAACCAGATCGACGGCGGGCGGCCAAAAGATCCGGCCGTCATGGAAAAAAACGGCGAGTCGTGGCAGACGAACATCAATTTCCGCGACGCGGAATCCTCCTTCAACCGGACGTTTCTGCCGTACTGGAAAATGGTGCATGATGCGCCGAACAAGATCGCGGTGGCGATCGAAACTGGCAGCCCGGCCGGACCGAAATGGGAGAAGGCATTCGCGGAGTGCTTCGACAAATTCCTCAACGACTGGGGCGCGGACTACTTTTTTCAATTCATGCTCTTCACGAATGACTTTGTGAAGTTCGGGCCTGGTTACGTCATGTGGGCCGACGGGGACAGTGCGCGCTTCAAGCACGCCCGCACGGAATACGTCCTCGTCCCGAAACGGGCCAAGGCCAATATCGCCGATTGGGAAATTGCCGCGGTCGAGGGCGAAATGAGCATCGCGGAAATGTGGCTGAAGATCCACACGCCCGGCGCCACCAAGCGCACGTCGTATGTCGGCTGGAACGTGAAGGCGCTGAAACAGGCGATTGCCTACTGCATGGCCGGCGACGGCTCGCAGACCGATGCGGCGAGCTGGACCCGCACGCAGGATGAAATTGTCAGTAACGACATGGGGCTGTCCGAGACGCATTCGCCCCTCGAAATCGTCCGCCTCTTCGTGAAGGGCTTTGACGGGAAAATCGCCCTGTACGTGTTCGCGAAAAATGCGGCGGTGCCGGATTTTCTCTTCGAGTCCGGGGACTACGCGGAGGAATTCAAACACGTCATCGGCGGACTGTTCTATGATGTCGGGACCGCGGGCCTCGTGCATTCGATCAAGGGCTTTGGGATCAAGAATTATTATTTCTCGATGCTGCAAAACCGGATGAAAAGCCGCATGATGGATTCGGCGTCGATCGGGATGGGGTTTAACTTCATTCGCGAGGACGAGGGACCGGCGCAGTCGCCGCCGGTCGAACATTATAGCGCGGTCAATATCTTCCCGCGTGGGCTGAAACAAATCCCGATCTACCCACAGCTCGGCAATACCCAGAGCGTGCTGCAAGTGCTCTCCGGGAACGTCGCGGAAAATAATTTCATCTACCGCGATTCGTCCAAGGATATTGCCGAGACGGGTACGGCGCGGCAGGCGGTCATCCTCGCCAATCTCTCCGAAGAAATCGGCAGTGCGACCGCAAGCATCTATCTCTCGCAAGTCGGAGAGAACGTATTTGCGGAAACCTTCCGCCGGCTGATGAAGGCGGGTTCGCGCGACCCGGACGCGGTTAAATTCAAAAAGCGGCTGACGGCCCGCGGCGTGCCGTGGAAACAGATTGATCTCGCCGACGTGAAGGTGACAACGGGCGCGAACCCCGGCACGGCCGGCGCGGCGCTCCGCGATATGATTTTCAAGGAACTCCTCGGCATGATGCGGCTGCCGGGCATGAATGGCCGGGCGATCATCGAAGCGTACCTTTCGAACCGCCTCGGCACCCAGGCGATCGGGCAATTCATGCTGCCGGCCGGGCAGGACAGTGCGCCAGGCGAACGCCGGCTCGCCATGATGGAGAATTCCGTCTTCGGGCAGGGCTTGCCGCTGCCGGTCGATCCGGCCGACTCGCATCCCGAGCACGCCGAGGAGCATTTGAAGCCGCTCGCGCAGATGATCCAGGTCTATACCCAGCAGCAGAAATTGGCACCCGAAGCGTTGGTCGCCTTGCAGACGGCCATTCCGCATCTGGCGAAACATTTCGAATTCATGCAGAGCGACGAAACGCTGGCGGAGGCGTACAAGACGCTGTACCCGGCTTTCTCCCAGGTGACGAGTATCGCCCGCGGAATTTTCACCAATCTGATGAAACAACGTCAGGCCCAGGCCGGCGGACCGCCAAACAGCGCCCCGCCCGGACCCGGCACGATGGGCACCCCGCCCATGATGTCAGCCCCGCAATCCTAACCCCCAAATTGCCATGCAACTTACCGCCTTCAATCTCCTCATCGGGATCGCGCTGATCTTCGCGATCCTCGCGCTCATCAAACCGGCCTGGCCGCTCCTCCCCCTCGCGCTCATCCTCGTTTGCGTGGCGCTGCTGGTGGGTCGGGGATCGGTCGGCTGATACTCGCTGTGACCAAACCCATCCTGAAAGTTAAGCGCCCGCCGGTGGCGCTGCCGTCGGCTCTGACGTTCGAGGAACGGACGAAGCTCGCCGCGCTGCTCAATAGCGACGTGTTTCAAAAGGCGTTCGGCTTCAGCAGCCAGTTCAAACCCAGCGTCTTTTTCAGCGGCGCCGGGACGACGATCGCCGAAATGAAGGATGCGCCCACCGCGATGCTGATGGCGAACAACCGGCTGCATGAGATCCGCGGCTGGGAGATGTTTTCGGCGGCCCTGTTCGCCCAAGTGGAAGATCCGAAACCCAAATTGAGCCCGACGCTCGAAACCTATCCTGACGTATGAACTTTCCCTTTCTTCCTCCCGTGATTGTGCGCGCGCCCGAGGATGGCGCCGAAGGTGGCGAAGCGGCCGTTGCGCTGGAAACGCACGAAGCCGACGCGAAAGAGCTGTTCGGGCATTCACCACCCCCGATCGAGCCTCCAGCGGGCAAGGAACCGGCCGCCCCGCCCGCGCCGGCCAAGGAATCGCCCATCAAAGCCCCGCCCGCGACCCCCGCTAATATCTTAGATGTCGTCGACGAGCCCAAGACAGCCCCGACGCTCCCCGCCGCAACTCCGCCGGCGGCTCCCGAGGAAGCCCCGGAAGACAAGATTACGTTGACCGAAAAATCGGCGCCGACGACGCACACGCAATTCGAACAACTCAAAGCTATTACCAAAGCCGAGCGGGCGGAAAAATCACGCCTCGCCGCCGAGTTGGTCGAACTCCGTACCCGCGGCGCGGCCTTGCCCGATACCTCACCGGAAGCGGATCGTCTGCGCGCGGAAAACAAGACCTTTGGCGACCGGCTCGCGATTCTCGATCTGCAAAATCATCCGCAGTTTCAAAAGCAATTCGTCGAGCCGAGAAATCAGTTGCTCGCCAACGTCTCCGAGGTGCTGGCTGCGAACGAGATCAAAGACGTGGATGTAAATTCCCTGATCGCCAAATCCCGACCGGACTTCGCCAAGGCAGTCAGTGCGATCGCCGAACAGCTTCCCGTGTACGAGCAACAGGCGTTCATCGCCGACATGCGCCAGGTGCAGGCGCTCGACACCCAGGCTAAAGCGCAGCTAGCCAACGCCGGCAAGCTCGCGCAAAACCTCGCGGCGCAGTCCGTGGAACGGCAGCGCACCACCTTCGAAGCGACCTGGAAGGCGCTCGATTTCAGCGCCGAAAAGCTCAAGCCCTTTCCGATTGCACCGGATGCGTCGCCGGAGGAAAAAACGGCGCTGGAAGCCTACAACAAGGGCCTGACGGAAATCCGGGGGACCGCGGAAAAACTCGCGTTCGGCCGGATGGACGAGGCCGGCACGGCGTTGGTCGCATCGGAGGCCGCCACCTTTCGTTTTCTGCGCGGCCACGTCATCCCCAAAATGGCTGCGGAGTATCAGAAAAGCCGTGACCTGATTGCGGAATTGACCGCGGAAATCACCGCCTTAAAAGGTTCGCGGCAGGCTGGAACAGGAACACCGAGCGGCGACCCGGCGGGCGACGAGGCCGAGGAGACGCACGAACAGGCGGCGCGAAAACTGTTCAGCCGATAGATTTTTTGTAGGGTAGATCAATGGTAGATCGCCGCGCTCATACTGCGGAGGTTGCGGGTTCGAGTCCCGCCCCTGCATCCACTTGGCGGGTGCGCCGACTGATTTGGCGGCGCTTGCATTCCCGACATTCGGAGCGCACGACCGTAGCTTAGACCTATCGACCGGGGTGGTTTTCCGGTGCAGCGACAGCCCAGGGGCGCGGTTGGCATCCGCGTGAATGAGGCATTCCGCCTCGTCCGCTCACCGATTCAAAACCTCTAGGGCTTACCATGTCCGCTCCCGATCTTACCGCTATCAATAACTATTTCGCGCAACGGCCGTCCATTTTCCACAAGAATATGTACGCCCGCTTCTGGCGCTCGAATCCCTTCGCTTCGCTTTTCCCCCGCGCCGAATTTGACATGAGCGAGGGTCGTATCCCAACGATCATTACCGCCACGCACGAACTGCCCACCGGCTATCCCACCACCGCCCTTTCCCCCGGGATTGGGGATGGCACCGGGGACAAGGGTTGCGATGTCCCCGCCGTCACCGTGGGGCACGGCCACAAAACCCGTTCCTTCCAACTGGAACAGTACGCGTTTCAAACGCCGGTGTTCTGCCTGAGCGATCTGCAATATATGCAAGACGTGCTCACGCAGGTCAAAAACATGGAGAAGGGCCTGGCCGAATACGTCCAGGTGTTCCTGTCCGACTGGTCCCGCACGAAGAACATTTCGATGATCGACCACAAGGCGACCACGACCGGCGCGACCTCGCTGGCGGAAAAGAGCGATACGCTGGGCGATTTCTCCACGCTTGCCCTGCCCACCCACGAACTGGAGTGGGAACATCTCGATGCGATCTATGATACGCTCATCAGTCGCGGCGGTGGCGAATACGCCCCGGGTCAGGCGATGGGTCAGCCGGTTTTCTCGCTCATCACTGGACCCGCCTATAAACGAAAGCTGTTTCAGACGAACGACAAGGTTCGTGAGACGGTCAACTGGAGCGGCAATTCCAAAGAAAACTTCACCGCGCGCGGCATCAATACGTCGGTCAACGGCTTTGCGCCGAATGTCGACGAACTCCCAATGCGGATCGCGGCCGACGCGACGACGAAGATTTACCCGACGAAAAACCAGGCCACCACCAGTGGCCAGGAGTCCGTCGCCAATCCCGACTATCGTTCCGTGGCCAAGGGTGGCCTCGCGGTGTACGAAGTCGTCGAAGTGCTGTGCTCCAATATCTATGAGGTGGACGTGCGGCCCGTGGGACCGACCTCGTTTGGCAAACAGCGTTTCACGCCGGCCAATTACACCGGCTCGGTGCAGTGGATCAACAATCCCGACATGGCCAACAATCCCCTGGGGAATCACGGCTATTACCGGGTCGACATCCAACAGGCGGCCAAGCCCCAGTACCCGGAACTCGGTTACTCAATCCTCACGCTCGTAAAGGACTAAACTTTACGAACGGGACCGCCATGGAGGGGCCGGGCCGTGCAGCACCCGACCCCTTCATCAGTTCCTTTAACCATGACTCAATTCAGCCAGATTGCCGTGCCGCCCATCGGCGAAGGGCTCAACGAAGGCTCCCGCGAAGAATTGCAGGAATACAGCAATCCGCGCCGCGTGATGGATGAATATGCCGCCGCCGCCAGTGCGGTCGCCGCGGCGCAAAGCGCGGTCGCCGCCGCCGCCTCGGCCCTGCAAGCGATCGCCGCCGCCGCCACTGTCGATGCCGCCGCCGCGATCATTGCCCAGGCTACCGCGGCCGTTACCCAGGCGCTCGCCGCCGTGGCACAGGCAGAGGCGATTCTAGCTGAAATCGGCGATGCCATTGCCACCACCGCCGCCAATGCGACCGCCGCGGGGAATTCCGCCGCGCTCGCCGATCTGGCCCGGCAACTGGCGCAGGATGCGGCCGCCGCGGCGCTGGCCTCCTCCCTGTTGTTGCATGACATCCCGGATATTATCGGCCTGGTCTCCGCCCTCGCCGGCAAGGCGGACCTGGTACACACGCACGATGCCGCGGCGCTCATCAGTGGCACGATTGATATTGCCCGCATTCCCGTGCTGCCGTCCCAGGTACAGATTGCCAGCCCCGGGTTAATCGCCAATTTGACTGCGCCCCAGCAGGCGCAGATCGGCCAGGGCACCGTCGTCACCGCGACGGACGGCTGGCGCTGGGTCTATACCGGGACCGGCTCAAAGGTGCTGGAGGCGAGCTATATCCAGTTGGCGGATATTACGCCGGAGTGGAGCGTCATCGCCAACAAGCCCGCGTTGTTTGACGGGGCGTATGGGTCGCTGACGGGTCGCCCAACCCTGGGCACCGCGGCGGCGCTCAATGCTTCCGTCGTCGGTGGCGCGTTGATCGTGGCCGCTGACCAAGCGGCGGCGCGGGTCGCCATTGGCGCGGGCACGTCGAGTTTTGACGGCGTGTATAGTTCGCTCAGCGGCAAACCGACTTTGTTTGATGGGGCCTACGCTTCACTTTCGGGCAAGCCCACCCTTGGGACCCTTTCATCCCAGGCGGCTTCTGCTGTCGCGATCACGGGCGGCAGCATTAACGGAACGCCCATCGGCCAGACCACCCCGGCGGCGGGCGCGTTCACGGCGCTGAGTGCGACGGGAAAATTCTCTGCGGGGGGCGCAACGGTGTTGAGTCGAGCAGATGGATCGTTCTACTATGCTAACCGCGCATTTAATCTGACCTCCTCGAATGTCCTGATTGCCACCTCTGATGCCCAAGCTGCGGACGTGGGCGGTGGGTTGGGGCTTGGTGGTGCGTATGATGGCACCTCTGATCGTATTGCCTTCGCCTATGTCACTGGGAGGAAATCAAACTCTTCCTCTGGTGATTTAGACGGGTACCTATCCGTTGATGTGTCCAATGCTGCCGGGGGCGTAAATCGTATTGCTAAGTTTAGCAATGCCACCGGCCTTGCGGTCACGGGGGCGATCAGCACGACGGTTGCCGGTGGTCAATCGCTCGGAATTTCATCCAGCAATGTCACCGGCGTGTATGCTCGTTTTACGACTAGCGCGGGAACGCGAGGGTTTATCGGAACGTGTGACCAAATTTTTGGCGGCGGAAGCGTGGCCGATTTTGGAATATCCGCGGCAGTGGGCAATCTCGTTCTCGGAGGCACGAACCCTATTGCGACCATTTCCTCTACCGGCCTCGCCATCATGGGGGTGCTCAGCGCCTCCGGCGCCTTCGGCTGCAACGGTCAGTCCGCACAGGGCAAATACGCCTCGGGCGGTACGCTCGCGGGGATGAACGCGGCCCTGATCGCCTGCGGAATTTGCAGTACCTAAAACCCGAATACCTCCATGGCCAAAATCATCGACGCCACCCCCATCCTCGTCACCCGCATCCGGTGCTCGCTCGCGATCAATATCACCTATGACACGGCGGGGGCCATTCTTGCCGTGGCCGCGCACCGCTACTCCGTCGCCCAGCAGGCCGGCGTCGATGTCACGACCCCCTTCTATATCGGCCCGACGACGTTCACCGCCGCGCAAATTCCGGCCGGCGTCAAAACCCAACTCCTCGCGCTCGCCGCGCTGATTGACTCCGCCGATACCGCACCATGAAGACGATTCCCAACCGCAAACTTGCCGAAGTCGTCGCCATCCGTGATGCCCTGGCCGTTATCATCGAGTTGGACGCCGCCAGCCCGCTCGAAGTCGATGCGGATACGCGGTACGATTTGCTCGCCAACTACCGGCTGGCGCGCGACGCGTCCAAAGATTATGACGCCGCCCGCGAAGGACTCATCAAACAGCACGGCGTCAAGTCACCGGAAGGCAATTACGCGGTCGCCGCTTCGATCACGCAAGACGGTGTAATCCGACCGAATCCGGCTTATCTCGTGTTGCTGACCGCGCTCACCGGTTTACTCGAACGCGAAGTCGAGTTCAGCCCGCAAACGCTCTCCGTCGCGGCGCTCAAGGGCGAACGGCGCATTAACCTCCGCGTGCTCGATCGCCTGATGGATCTGTCGGTTTTCACCGCATGACGACCCGCTTCCTTCTTCTGTGCGTCCTGGCGACCGGTTGCCAACAGGCCAGCGCCCCGCCTCCGCCGGCCAACGTCGCCAGTGCGCCGTTGCTCGCGAGCGCCACCCAAACCCGCTTGCAGACCATCGGCGCCAACGCGGAAGCCGCAGAGCTGGCCGCCGGTCATATTGCGGAACCCTTCACTCAGGCGGCCGTGCTTGGCCCGGTGTCGGTCATTCGCTCGCTGGCGCCCGGACCCTATCCCGAGCCGCTGCGCCTCGCCGCCCTCGCCCTCGTCAACCAGGCCCTTGCCGGGAAACTCGATGCAGCCAGCGCCGGCTGGACGACCTCACGCGCCGAGGCCGACGAGAATGCCCAACGCATCACGGCACTCGAAGCCAAGGTCGCCGCGGAACGGATTGCCGCCGGCCAAGAGTTGACCCGTCAACTGGCCGCGGAACGCGCCCGGGCCAACAGCGTGATTTCCGCCAAACAGGTTTTGTACCTCAATCTCGCCGGCGCGGGTTGCCTCGTCACGTTCGGGTTGTTCGTTGGTTTCGGCGGATTGCCCGGGGTCTTGAAAGGTTATCCGCTCGGGATTCTCGCACTACTTTGCTTTGGCTTGGCGCAGATCGTCGGGGCCTGGTGGTTTAAGTTGGCCGCCCTGACCGTGCTGGCGGCAGGGCTTGGCGTCGTCGCCTGGTGGATCTACGAACAGATGAAAGCGGGCAAACTCGCCGCGGCCGCGCAAGCGCAGGCGATCAAATTCAAGACCGTCTTGAACGAAATCGTCCCGGTGCTCGATGTCGCCTATGAAACCGCCGACTCGACCGGCAAGGCCACCTTGGACCGGACGGTTTTCGATCCGCTGGCCTCAACCATGGACCGGGCTGAAAAGGCGACGGTGCATGAAGTCCGCGCCACGGCGCTGACTCCGCCGGCCGGCGTAACCAAAGCAACTGCATGAATCCTCCCCTGAATCTCGACGTATCCAAAACCTCCCGCGTCATCAGCAATGTCTGGGCGCTCCTCGTCGTGCTGATCGGCGTCATCGGGATTTATGCCGCCTGGCGCGATCTCCGCGACTCGGACCGCACGCAAGGAGACGCGATCCTCAACAACTTCGTCCTGGCGGCGGACCGGTACGCGCGGCAGGAAAAACATTTCGAGTTCACCGACACGCGCATCTCGGAACTCGAACGCAAGATGACCGCTTCACAGTCCGACATCAGCATCATCAAAAATGACGTGGGCTGGATTCGGTCACGCATGGAGTACCAAGGCCGGCGCCTGACGACGGCCGAGGAACCGGACAGCGAACGGAGGCGTCCATGATCCAGCTCACCCTCAAGGATGCCCGCCCGGAACTTTCGCGGATCGCTGGCGTAACCGGTTTCCGCGTGACCGATGACCGCTTTCTCGACCGGCTCAATCGCGCGATCGAGGAACTGATGCACGAGGGCGACTGGCCCGGCGTCGTCGATCGTTACCGCTTTGCCGTGTTCGGCGGCCTGATCACTTTGCCGGGCGACTTGGAACGGATTCTCGGCATTGCGCTCGACGGTGGTTCACCGCTCGCCATGAGTTCGCCCTGGTACGAGTTCGTGCAAAACGGACCGGGACCGCAGGAAGAACGCGGCTGGCTCGATACGGTCTTGGACCGCGGCGAGTGCTGCACCTTTCAGGGTATCCCGGACGACGGCACCGCGTACACCTTGCGCGTTTATGGGCGCGTCGACGAGCGCGTGAACGGAGAGCGTCCGAAAATTCTCCTGCGTGGTTTTGATGGCAATGGCGGCTGGATTCGCACGCAGATGGGCGAGGACTGGATTGACGGCGTGGAAGTGGAAATCAACGGCGACACCGCGCCCTTTTTCATCATCCCCCCGATGGGCTTTCGCATGGTCGAAGCGGTCCTCAAACCGCAGACGCGCGGCACGGTCGACATCAAGGCGACCAACGGCGCGGCGGTGTATCATCTCGCCAGTTACGCGCCGATTGAGACGCACCCGAGTTACCGCCGCTATTTCGTGCCGTTTCTGGACCCGGCCATTACGCACAATGTTTTGATTCGTGCGCGCAAACGCTTCGTTCCGGTCAGAGACGACAACGACTTTTTGCTGATCTCCCACATGGGCGCTCTCGGGGCGATGCTCAAGGCGCTCCAAAAAAGCGACGCCGACGACATTGGCGGCTACTTCAATTTCAAGAAAATCGCCGTCGGGCTGCTGAACAAGGAAGCGCGGTCCTACTTCGGTGAGGCGGTCAACCCGGTGATGACGTTCGCTCCCGGCTTCGGGATGGGCGGCATTCCCCACATCCAATGACGACCGCGGACTTTGCTGCCACCGTGCCATGGGAAGGCGTCTTAGGGCGTCCGGATCTCTCCGGGGCCAAAGACGGGGAGCTGCTGGGCGTGAAAGGCGGCGAACTGACGCTCATTTCGCTGTGGGACATGCCGGTGATTGACGGGTTGGAAAAACGTCTCCTCACGACGCGCTCGCTCGCCGACGAAAACCTCCTGGCCAAACTCCGCGAGATCGCCCTGACGCGTTCGCTCGCCAATGAGGATCTGTTGAAAAAACTTCGCGCGGAGGCGCTGACGCGTTCTCTCGCCGACAACAACCTGACGCGGGATGCACGGGCGGAAATCCTCGCCCGGGAAACGTCGGTCGGGGGCTTGGAGGCCAGCGTGGCCCAAATCATCGCCGCCTATACCGAGCCGGACGGTTCGATCGTCGCGATGTGGGCGACGGAAGTGGCGGCCCGAAAGGGCGGCGACGATGGATTGGTGGCGCAGGTCGACGAGGAACGGATCGCGCGGGTCAATTCAGATGGCAGCATCCAGGCATCACTCGATACGGAAGTGTCCGCCCGATCGGGCCTCGGCACCGACTTGACCGCGTTGATCACCACCGAGGAGACCGCACGGATCGAAGCGGATGGCGGAGTGGAAGCCCGAGTCCTTGAAGAAATCTCGGCGGTCAACGGGGCGCTAACCGCGTCCATCGCGACAGAGAAAAGCGCCCGCATCGAAACTGACGGCACAATCACCACCACCTTTAATGATGAAGTCGCGGCCCGGATTGCGGGTGTCGATGCCGTTTCTGCACAGGTGGATACTGAGCGCATCGCGCGGATCAGCGCCGACGGAACGATTCAAGCCTCCCTCGACACGGAAATCTCTGCGCGTTCAGGCGGGATCGACGGACTGGCTGCTACCATCGCCACCGAATCGGCGGCGCGGCTTGCCGCGGACGGTGAAGTGCTCGCGCAGGTTCTCGAAGAAATCTCGGCGCAAAGCGGAGTCCTAACCGCCTCGATCGCGACGGAAAAAGCCGCACGCATCGCCACCGATGGCACGCTGACAAGCACGTTTAACGATGAGGTAGCGGCCCGGATTGCTGGTGTGTCCGCTGTCTCTGCGCAGGTCGATACCGAGCGGATCGCGCGGATCAGCGCCGACGGAACGGTACAAGCCTCGCTCGATCTCGAAGTCACCGCGCGCCTCGGCTTGGGCACCACACTGCAAGCGCAGGTTTCGGCTGAAGCGATTGCCCGCGCCAATGCCGACGGGTCGCTCGCCGCCGAATACGTGCTGTCGGTTTCGACGACCGGCGGCCAGCCCCGCGTTGCCGGTTTCCGCGTCACGAATCTGGGCGGCGCGGCCGGGTACACGGAATTCGTCGTGCAGGCGGACAAGTTTGGTTTCGTGAACACGAGCGGTGTCGGCCATATCAACCCGTTCTCCATCGTGGGCGGCATCGTCTATATCGACACGGCGATGATCCGGGATTTGACGGTGGGCACCGCGAAGCTCGTGGATAACGCGGTCACGGTCGTCGTCTTTGCCGGGACTGACGGCGAAATCTCCGTCACGCCCAATACGAACGTGACGATTCAAACGGTGACGATCACAACCATCGGCTCCGAACCGGTCGCTTTGTCCGCGGGTGCGCAGTTTTCGCAATGCAACGACTTTATTTATTTCCGGCTGGTCCGCGATGGAACGATACTTTGGGAACTCACCAAAGTAGGTCCGTATATTAACGGCTATGAAGTGGTTTCGTTGCTGTGGACCGATACGCCGGGAGCGGGTTCGCACACGTACACATTCGAAGTGACGCCGCATTATGCCTCGGGTAACCAGGTTACGGTACGGTTTTCCAAGCGGTTTTTACAGGCGCTCGCCTTCAAGAAATGAGCACGCCCTTTATTGTTTTCGACCGTGCAACCGGCGCGATCAAGCGGACCGGGCAATGTCCCGAAAAAATGGTCGCGCTCCAACCGGGCTTTGGCGAATCCGTGATGATCGGCCAGGCAAACGATCTCACGCATCGCGTCGACCGCACGCCCGAAGGCATCAAATCCATCGTCCGCCGGACTGATGTGCCGGATCTCGCCGCGCAATATGTCGCCAAGGGGCTCGCGCCGGAATTCGCCGCCCGGCTCGCCAGTCGTGGCCCGCAACGAAAGGCGGCGCCTCGTGCCTAACCCCGCCACCGAGCTTTTCGAAGTCTGCACCGATGGCGTGTCCTCGGCGTTCGAACCGGAGTTGATTTTGCCGACGCAGCTTGCCTGGGCGAAAAACGTGAACATCCGCGGCGGGAAGCCGAGCACGCGCCGCCCCATCGTGCAACGGCTCGAACTGCCGCCCGGTCTCGTGCAAGGCGCGGATTTTTTCTCCGTGCAAGGTGGCATGCTGATCGCCTCCATCGCCGGGCACCTGTATCGGATTTGGATCGGCGAACGGGTGTTCAGTTGCGACGAGATCCCGCTGGCGTTTGAGAACTCCCCGGTGCAGCCGGAAGTCTGGATGGAGGAAACGGTCGGCAGCTTTCTCGTGCAGGATGGGCAGTCGCGCGCGATCATCTATGACGGGGCCGATGCGCGCCGGTCCGATCCCCTGAAGGATGAAGTACCGATCGGCCGGCAGATGGCTTATGGCAACGGCCGGCTGTGGGTCGCAAAGAACGGGAACGAGCTGGTCGCCGGCGACATTTGCCAGAAAGCGTTTCAGTCGGAACTCAAGTTCACGGAAATCAAATTTCTCGTTGGCGGCGGTTCGTTCTACTTTCCCCGCAAAATGCAGGGCCTCGCCTTTCTTCCGACGGTTGGCAACACCGGCACCGGCGGCCTGATCGTCTTCGGCCGCGACAACGCCGAAACCATCCGCGCCGACATCACTTCCCGCGATCTTTGGTCACAGATTCCCGGCTTCAACTCGACGACGTTGCGGACGACGGGCGCCGCCGGGCATCGGGGCATCGTGGAAGTAAACCAAGATTTGTACTGGCGGGACGGCGACGGCGGCATCCGGTCGTTGAGCAGTGCCGTCAGCGATCAGGCGGGCGCTGGCTCCGCGCCGATCTCGCGCGAAGTGCGTCGCCTCACCGACACTGAATCGTCCCGGCATCTCGCGTTTTGCTCCGGGGTCGTCGCCGACAACCGGCTGCTGATGACGGCGAGCCCCTTCCTCAATTGCCGCGGCGGGGTTTCGTTCCGCGACATCATCTCGCTCGATCTGGCCATGCTCGCCAGCATGCGCGGCAAGGCCCCGCCGGCTTACGATGGCGAATGGGACGGACTCGACGCGGCGTTGCTGGTCGCCGGGACGTTCAACGGCCGCAAGCGCGCGTTTGCGATTTCAACGGATACCGACGGAAAAAACCGACTGTGGGAATTCATGGCGCGCGGGACCGACGATGTTTCCACCGTCGCGGGCCAGGCTGTGCGGACGCCGATTCAGGCGGTGGTGGAGTATTCGCGGCGCAACTTTGGCTCGCCGGGCCAGCGCAAACGGCTCACCGGCTGCGAGGTTTTCCTGTCCGGCATCGAGGGCGACGTGGCGCTCGATATTTTCTGGCGCTGTGATAACCACGACCGCTGGAATAAATGGGACGAGGTAAAGGCCGGCGCACAGATGTCCGATCCTTCGACCACCGCGCCGCATCGGTGGAAGAACCTGAAGGCCCAGCACCGGCCGGGCGTGCGCACGTTCACGATCCCGGATGAAGGGATCGACGAAAACGACCGGGCGCGCTGCGTCGGATTTGAATTCCAGTTCCGCCTGGTCTGGACCGGGCGCGTCAAGATTCACCGCGTCGTCGTCGTCGCCCAGCCCATCCCCGAGCCGGCCTACGCCGACCGGGACGACACCGAGGCCGCGCCCATCGAATACGATGTGTCGGGCAATGATATACATTACGAAATTCCCACCGGATAACCATGAGCCTTACCCTTACCCTCACCGCGCTCCCTGTGCCGGCTGGCACCGACTTTCCCGCCACGGTGCAGGAGTTTTTGGAGTTGATTACCGAATACGTCGAAGTGCCCGGCAGCGACGTGTTCAATGGTGTCAACTTCGGCGCTGCGCAACCGCCGGCGATCGACCGCGACAAGCCCTGGTTCAAGACGACGGAAGCGGGCGTACCGGTCGGGTGGTATAGCTGGGCGGGGGCATCGTGGGACCCCATTCCGATGCGCGTACCGAGCGGCACCACCGAGGAGCGGCCGGCCGATGCGAGCGAAGGCACGCGGTTTTTCGATACGACGCTTCATGCGGAACTGATTTATGAGCGCAACAAATGGCGGACGGCGTTCGGCTCACCCGGCGACGTGAAGCTGATCGCGAAACCCACGCTTGCCGAAGCCCTCACCGCCAATCCTGGCTGGATTCAATTCGGCGCTGCCTCGGGCCGGGTGTTGGGCGCGGCGGGCGCCGGAATAGGTCTGACGGACCGGGCGTACAACGCGGTCGTCGGCACCGAGACGCATACGCTCCTCACGGCGGAATTGCCGGCGCACACGCATGGCTTGCGCTCGCCCCCCGGATCGTCCGCCGACAACGGCGACATCGGCTCCATGGTCGTCACGGCGAATTCCGCGCAGAATTCCTCACAGCTTTTCGACCCGCAGACGGTCGCGGTCGGAGAGGATGCGCCGCACGAAAACATGCAGCCCACGCTGTTCCTGTGGTGCCTGGTCAAAGAATGAAAAAGCCCGTCAAAGTTCGTCGCAAGGAGAAGTGGGTTTGCGTCATGCCGAGCGGCTTGGCGGCGGTCCCGGACATCCGGGAAACGATCGACGCGAAAGCGGCGGAAATGGCGAAGCTGCCGCAAGTCGACTGTCCGCTGACCCACTCATGGATTCCCGGATTTTACTGCCGGACGATCTTCATGCCGGCCGGGACCAAGATCATTTCGAAGCGGCATGCCAAGCGGCATACCTACCATGTGACCAAAGGGCGCTTCGCCGTTTTCGTCGAAGGAGAGGGGCAGGCCGCGATCATCTGCGCACCGTTTTGTGGAGTGACCGAAGCCGGCACGCGCCGCCTTTTGGAAATCTTCGAGGATACGACTTTCACGACGTTTCATCCGAACCCGACGAATGAGCGCGATCTAAAAAAGCTCGAAGCGTTTTTGATTATTCCGCCCGAACCCAAGGCGCCGCTGGCCGGCCCTTCCAACCTTACCCTTCCCCGCCATGATTGATTTACCGCGTCGTCTTCGCCAATGCTCGGACAATTCCGAATCGTGGAACCGCGATCCGCCGGACCATCCGCGTTTCTCGCATGCCACCTGGGCGGCGGTGGCGGTCGGCGCCGGCTCGCTCATTGCGGGCGTCGTCACTGCCCCGAAGGCGCCCAAGGCGGCGGAGTTGAAGACGGTCGATGCGCAGGCCGAACAGCAAAAGGCGCTCGCCGGCAATCTCGCCGCGCAGGGCTCCATCGAATCGCTTGTCTCGCGCTCGAACTCATTCACGCAGGACCAGGCCAGCTCCCTCGCCGAAAAGGCGATGCCCGGCTACACCGCGCTGTCAGCCAAGTTTATGAAACAGGCGAGCGGCATGCTGGACAACCCTTACGCCGTTCCGCAGGACGTGCAGGATAACTTGTCGCGCATGGCCTCGGAACGGGGGATCAGCGCCGGCACGCGCGGCGAGTTTCAGGACTTCAGTTTGCTCCGGGATTTCGGCGTCGAATCGCTCAAGTACGGGGAAAGCCGGATCAACTCCGCGCAAAGCATCATGTCGACCGTCGCGCAACTGGCGCCGCGGATCAATCCAATGTCCCCGATGGCATTCTACGTCACGCCCGCGCAGCAGATCGACGCGACGGTGCAGAACAACACCGGCCAGTACAACAGTCAGCAGAGCGCGAACAACGCGTCGGCGGCCGCCGCCAATGCCAACGCTTCCATGTGGGGCGGCGTCGTCTCGACGGTGGCCGGAGCGGCTGGCGGCTACATGGCCAATCGGCCGGCCACGACGACCCCGAGCATCACCGCGCCCGCCAACGCCAATATCGGCTCGAACCCCGCGCTGACGGGTGACTGGCACAGCACCGGAACCTAATCCCATGGCCGAATCACAATTCATTCCTGGCAGCGGCAGCGAATTCCAGACGATCGGCAACGGCCTGCAAACCGGCATGTCGCTCATGGAGCGGGCACAGGCGATGCGACTGCGCGCCGCCGCCGATCAACGCGCGACCGAAATGGAAGACCGCCAGCGGGCGCAGTATCAGGCGCTCTTGCCGGTCGCGCTGGCAAAGAACCAGGCCGACATCGTGACGGCCAAGGCCACCGTGGCGAACCATACCCAAATGGAAATGCTCCGCGCTCAGGGCGCGACTGCCTCGGTCGATGCGAACAATGAATTTCTCCAGGCGGATTCGATCACGGACTGGTACGGGAAGGCGGACGCACTGGGCAAGCTCCAGGTGAAGTACGCTTTTCTCGGCAACATTCGCGACGACGGCGGCCAGCCGGTTTACGCCGGGTTTTTGAAAGCCGTCGACGAAGCCCGCGGCAATGCCGTCACGCGGGGCAAGACCGACCAGGATATTGCCGCGCATCAAAAGTACGGTGAGACGCTGGTGAGTGGACGGGCGGCAGACGTGGCCGCCCGGGGGAGTAATGCGGTCGACGTGGCAAACATTCGCGCGGACTCACTGACGGCCGCGGCGGAAACACGGGCGGCGTCCGCGTCCAAAGGGCACCAAAGCCCCTTCGTGCAGTACGTCGAAGAATATAACAAGGCGATCAAGGCCGGCGATCAATCGACCGCGGATTTCTATAATGGGATGATCGCCAAAAGCACTTACATCGCGCCGGAAAAAAAGGCGCTGATCGCGGAATTGATTCAGGAACGCGACGCCGCAACGGCTGCCGGTCGTCCGCAGGATGCGGCGCTGATCTCCGCGCAAATCGAGAAGCAAAACACCATCCTCGTCGACCCGATGAAACAGGTACTCGCAAACAAACTGGCCGCCGGCATGACCGCCACCCCGGCCGCGGCCCCCGTTGCTCCCGCTCCGCCCCCCGTCGCCCCTCCCGCGCCTCCCGCGGCGGCTGCCGCCCCGGTGTCACCGCCGGTCACGCCTCCGGTGGTCCCGCCCGCGCCGGCCGCCCCCGCCGTCGCCAAACCTTATATGATCGAGAACGGCGCCGTGACCTTCGCGCATGATCTTTCACCGTCGCAGTATTTGGCCGCGATCAATCAAGCCGTGAATGACCGGGTGATTGACGCGGAGACGGCGCGCGCGGCACTGCTGAAAATGGGGTTCAAGCCGAAGAAGAAACCTTGAGCCATGCCCAACCTCCTTGACGAGTTTGAGGCGCCGGCTCCCGTCGACCTGTCCGCGGAATTCGACGCGCCCGCGCCCGTCGATCTCAGCGCCGAGTTTTCTTTGCCTCCGACTCCGGCCGAATTTATTGCCGACAAGCGGAAGATCAACCCGCACTACGGACAGACGAGAATTGCTGTGCCCGGAATGGCTCCCGACTGGATTGATGATCCAGCACTCACCCTCGGCGGGAAGAAGACGGATCTCGCGATCAGGGTTGTCGCGCCGATTGCCGGAGCGATAGCGGGTTCGGTTGTTCCTGGCGCTGGCACATATATCGGAGGCGGTGCGGGTGGTTTGGCCGGTGAAGCATTGGCGCAAACCCGGGAGGCGTTCCGTGGCGAACGCACATCGCCCAGCTATGGGCAGCTCACCGTTTCTACGGTGATGGGCGCGATTCCGCTCGGCAAGTTGGCGCCGACTCGCCTGTTCGCAGGCGGCCGGCTCGCCATTGCGATTCCCCAAGCAGTAGCAGTGCGCGCCGCGCAAGGCGCCGGCATCGGAACCGCCGGCTCAGTCACGGCTCAGGTTATCGACGAGGGCAAAGTGAACTGGTCCGAAGTCGCCAAGACCGCCGCCTGGTCGACACTTTTTGGCGCTGGCGCCGGCGGGTTCGAATCGGCGGCGATGACCCTGGCGCAGAAAGCGGCTTTGTTGCAGATGCGGAAGGCAACCGGCGTTTGGACGATGAGCGACGAGGAATTCATTGCCGCCGCCCGCACCGCCCGAAATGGGAAAGGTCCGCCCGTGGCGCCGCCGGATACTCCCCCCGAGCCAGCAGCGCCCACCCCGACCGCACTCGATGTGCCCCTGCCCGTGGACGTGCGCGCGGCCTCCGTTCCCGCGCCAATCCCGCCTGCGCGCGCGCTGGTGGTGGTGACGACCCCCACCGGCCCGATCAGCGTCCCTGCGGCACCGCTCGGCGGTCCTGCGGTGCCAGCGGACGAACCCATCGACTATTCCATCTTTGACCAAGGCGGCGGCATGCCGGCCACCGGCGAGCGGGAGGATTCGTTGACCGATTGGGTTCCGAAACCGCTTACCCCAGGCGCCCTGGTCCTTTCCAAAAACGTCGCGACGACGCCGGACCCGGACAAGTACACCCCGCAGCAAGTCCCACTGTCCGAAATCGTCGTCAACAAGGACATCAAGCAGTTCAAGGCGAACGCTGATCCGGTGACGGGCGTGGTCGACCCGCTCGGCAAATACATCCCCGAGGGCGTGGCGCCCATCGTACTGTGGAAGAAGCTGAACGGGGAAAAGGAAATCATCACCGGCCGCCATCGTTTCGCATCAGCGAAAGATTCAGGCGAAAAATCTATCATCGCTTATCAGTTTAACGAGGCGGATGGTTTCACCGTAGTCCATGCCCAAATCTATGACGCCGAATCCAACATCAAAGACGGACAAGGAGACATCAAAGATTATGCCCAGTATTTCCGAGCCACCCGCGACCTCAACACCCGCGCAGTTGCAGACGCGCGAGGACTACTATCGCGCTATAAAGGAAGCGCCGGCTTCAGTCTGGGCCACGATGCCGGCGATGGTTTATTCACCCTCTATCAAAACGGTCAGATCGTCGAAGCGAAAGCGGTCGCAATAGCCCGCGGCGCACCGGGTAATGAAGCGGCCCAGGCCAGCGCGATCCGCGGGGCCAAACAGAAGAGTCCGGCCGAGCTGGAGCTTTACGCGCGCAACCTCTCGCGGCTCACGGGCACCGCTCAACCCGCCGGCACGGAGCAAATGGGGTTTGGTGACATCGGCGGCGATTTTGCTGCGTTTGAAAAAGAGGCGGATGCCGTCGCGAAGGTGCAGGCCGAGAAGATCCGCCAGAACTCGGAATTGATCCTCGCCGCGCAAGGCGCCGCCAAGCGTCCCGAGGCCGCCCGCAAAATGGGGCTCCCCGTGGAAGATCCGGCCGCCCTGCAAACGCGGGTCGACGAACTGAAGGCGGCCAACGCCGAACTGCACAACCCTTCACCGACGACGTTCGAACAGTTGCGACGGGAAGCGGGGTTGACCCCGCACGAGGATGTTAGCACGAGTGTTAACAAAACCGCTCCCGCGTCCGTCGATGCCCCGGCGAGTGTTAACACGGATGTTAACAAAGCACCGGATGCCGGCGACCTACTCAACACCGCCGACACGTTTAGCCTGGCCAGCGAAGTTGAAAAATCTGCGGCGGAAAAATCGCTCCCGGTCGACAACACGCCTTCGATGTTCGGGGATGAAGTGAAGGGCACGCCGCCGACGGAGATGGACAAGGCGAACGCGGCGGCCCGCGGCGGCGTCGAAGGCAACATCGAGCCCGCGCCCGGCTCCGGCATCGGCGGCGATCTCGGCGATCCCTCGCAGCCGGCGAACAACCCCAACTTTACCGTGTTCCCGATCGAACTACCGGAAGCGGTGCAGTTCGCGAGGGCACTCCTCGGCGGGAAATATCCGGCCGTCCTCGACAAGATCCGCGCGCTCAAAGGTCAGGCGCTTGGCGTGTTCAAACATACCGACGGCCTGACCGGCCTCGCCTCCATCGAACTGCGCGCGGACGTATTCAATCTCGTTACCGCGGCCGAAAAGCGCCTGATGCGCCAGCACGCCGCCGAATACGCGTCGGCGACGAAGGCGGCCGATCCGACCGTTGACGAGGCCCGGGTTGCAGCGGAAAAATACGCGGATCTCTATCAGGCGGCCTTTGAAGCGGCGAAGCTGAAAAACCCCGTCCTCGCCTCCAAGGTCATCTGGCATGAGATCGGCCACGCGGTTGACTGGCTCCCGGACAAGATGATTTCCGGCCGCGGCAATCTGTTCGGCCGCATCGCCAGCCTGAAGCGATTCACGAAAACGATCCTGCCGGAAAAGCCGGGCGCCCTCGGCGAACTGACCGCAGCGGACCGGGCACGCTTGCGCCGGGAAGCCTCCAAGCTCGCCCAGGCCGAGCGCGACAAGGCCGGGATTGATCCCAAGCAGGAGCCGGGCGTCACCGCTGATGAGATCCTGAATATCTGGCGCAATCCGGCCGCGCGCGACGCCGACCCGGGGCTCTATGATTTCGTCGCGTCGCTCAACCCGGCGCAGAAAAAGGAACTCGTGCGCTCCGCCGTCCGCGGGAAAATTTCCGACTGGTTCGCATTCAACCGCGACAAGCTGGCCAATCTGACCAAGGGCGAAAAGGAATTCTATGCGGAACTCCTCGTCGAAGAGATCCGCAAGCGCCGGCTCTTCGCGCTGGAGCAAATGAAAGACGAACTCCGGCCGCTCATCGCGTGGTGGCGCGGCACGAAAACGATGGAGGACTACTTTGAACCGCCGGCGGAAATGTACGCCGAGACATTCAGCGTTCTCCTCAACAACCCGGCTGCGGTCCTCCAGCGGGCTCCGCTGTTCTACGAAGCCTTTTTCAACTACCTCGCCGCCAAGCCGGAGATTCACAAACTGTACTATAAAATTCAGGACGATATCAAAACCGGGACCGTGCAGCGCGAGCGCATCCGCAATCTGACCGACTCCTGGCAGCGCGCGGAAGAAACGGCGCTGGAAAGGGAACAGGTCGCCGGGATCAAACCGTTTCAGGAACAGCTCGACGACTGGCGCATGTTTTTTGATCGGACCTTCGGCCCGGTCTATCGTCGGATCAAACAAGCCAAACTCACCGAACCCGGCTTGAAGACGGAAGGTGCGATTGGGAATTACTTATATCGCGCGACCAAATACGAACTGCTGTTGCGGCGGTTGAACCTCGAAGTGCTGGGGGCGCTCGTCCGCGCAAATCTCGATTGGGTTGAACTCGGCCAGTATATGTTTTTCCAGCACGTCATCCACAACCGGCCGGACATCGCCAGCTCGGGCGGCATGAACCCCAAGGCTGCCACGGAAGCCATGGCCGGCATGGCGCAACAGCTCGGCCCCGCCCGCTACGCGAGTCTTGAACAGGGCCAGCGCACGCTGCGGGCCATTTATGAGGACTTGGTTTTGAAGCCACTCGCGGCGGCAAACATTCTCGATCCTCAGTTGATGGCGATTCTCTGGGAACGGACTTTCTACGCGACGATGAAGAAGGCCCCGGCCGGCGCCGCCCTCGATCGCAACAGCATCGAGGCGGCCTTGGAAGGACAGTACGGCGCGGGCGTTTCCGCGCAGATTTACAAGCAAGTTGGCTTCCTGGGTGAAATTGAGAACGCGGCGACGGCTACCATTCAAAAGGCGATGTCGCTCATTGCCATGACGCATCGGACCGTGGCGATCCATGAAATCGTGCAGTTCCTTTTGGAGTCTGGCGACCCGCTCATTGCCGAGGCCGAAATGCGCTACAACGGGCGTTATCGTGAACCGGTCATCCGCGAAAACGACCGGATCGGCACCCTTGTTTACACGCATGGCGGAAAGGTCATGGCGTACTATGTGCCGCGCGCGATTGCCGAAGCGTTCGGGAGATCGGACGGACTTCAGGCCGGATTGATCGGAAAGATTTATCGGAAAGTGGCGGCGATCAAATCGCTTTACACCGGCTGGAATTATGGGTTCTGGCCGGTGGCAACGTACCGCGACATCCGCGGGTTTGCCCGGAAGATGCCGGAAGCGCGATTGCTCTTCGGCAAACACGCGGTCGTGCGGTATCTGCGCGAGGCGCGGGCCGCCGCCGCCGCCACCGTCTCAAACCGGCCGAACGCGCTGGGCGACATGGCGCTTCAACGGGGCGTCGTCATCAGTGAAGCTGATACGCGCGGGGAAGATGCCGCCGATAGTACGTTTGAGCGGATGTTGCTGCGGTACTCGCAAATCCCGGAGACGTGGCGCGCCAAGAATCTTGGTGCGCTAAAGCAGCTCGAAAAGATTTGGGTCTGGTACAAACAGCGCGGCCAGGTCAACGAGCGCATGGTGAAGATCGCCGGCATGCTGTACATGGACGAGCATTTCCCAACGATGTCCGAGGTCATCAAAATGCGGATCATCCACGATTCAGCCGGCTCCCCGAATTTTCTTGAGCGAGGGAAGGGAGCAAATCTGCTCGACTTTGGTTTCATGTTTTATAACCCGGCGAAAGAAGGTCTGCGCTCGGAGTGGCGGGCGTGGAAGCGTTCCCCCGGCGAGATGTTCGCCAAGTTCGCCGTCTATACCGCGGCCACGACCATCGTGCTCTGGATGCTCGAAAACGACATGTTCCCGGACGAGCTGATTCCGGCGGCGCTGCGCAAACGGTACAAGGACATGCTGGCGTCGATTTCCGAGTATGACAAAAGCAATTACCATTGCTTCCCGCTATTCTGGACCGACAAGGCGCTGGGCAAAGTGTTCTATTTTCGGATGCCGTTGGAGGAAGGTGAGCGCCTGGGGAATGGACTCCTGCGGCGGTCACTGACCTTGGGCCAAGGTGGCGAGGGACCGTTGAGCTTTGCCGGTGGACAAGTGCCCGGCGTGAATCCGATTTTTTCGGTTGGCTATGCTTGGTTGCAGTTCGCCGTCAACAAAGAGAATCCTTACGACACGTTTCGCGGGCGGGCGATTGTGCCGGTCAACGAATTCGACGCCGGCATGGGCACGGAAGCCATGGCCAAATGGTCTTGGAACGCGGCCGGCGGCACGTTGATTACCCGCTTCGGCGACGAGAGCATTTACGATCCGCCCAAGGAGGGCATCGAAAAACTCCTCGCGCAGCCCGGTATCTCCAACCTCCTCGGCCGGTGGCTCAAGGTTTCCAACCGCGGCCTCTACGAAACAGCAGATCGTGCGAACGCACCGGGCAAAGCGAAAGATGCCGCGCTGCGCGTGATGGGGTTTGAAATCATCCGCAAGGCCCAGCACCAACTGCCATTCACCGCGGACGAGCAAGCCGCGCTGTTGAACGAGCCCTACCTTCAGGATTACATCCTGCGGACATGGCCGGAGGCGGAGATCCGCCGGCTCGGTCCCGGCGTCTCGCTCCCGCTTCGCGACAGGTCACGGAATGAGCGGGATGCGCTGCGGCAGGCCATTGACGCGCTGCCGGCGAAGTGACCGCGACACGTTGGCGACAGGTTCGCGACATGTCGCGAGGTTATCGCGGGCTCGACGGCCGGCAACCCGTCACCAGCCTTCACGCCCGCAGTGCTCACGGTTGAGGCTATCGGGCGGGCAGGACAGACCGGCAGTTGACCCCGCGGCGCCTTTCTGCTTCTGTACACCGAGTCCCGAGTGATCAGTTTTTTTACCGCCGAGCCCCGACCGTAAATCGGGGTTCGGTTTTTTCTTTTTCGGGAGGCTCATTTGTTGGTCCCTCCCGCCGCCATGATACGGGCCAAGTTTTTTTGAAGCGGGAAGCGTAGCGCAGTTCCGAGCCTGACAGCCACGAGGTCACCTCGGGCGCGTAGAGTGTGAACGAATCGCCGGGAAATCGAGAGCTGCCGGGCCAACATCAAATCGGTCACAAGTGTCTCTGACTGGCC